GTCAGGGTTGACGGGCGAACTGCCAAACTCTTATAACTTTGAAAGGCTTGAAAATGAAAACCAATTATTTGACCCCTAATGATATGCGCCATGCTTGCCGAGAACTTGAATCAGGTCGGCATGGTAGCTTTGCCCAAGACTTAGCACGGGCATACTTTCACGCAGACAAAACCAATGCACAGAGGCTTGCCAGTGCATTCCCTGAGATATTTGAGCGTGGCTATCACTTCTACCAATCCGACAAACTGCGCCAAATTCCCGCATAATTAACCAAGCCCTTCGGGGCTTACTTTTGAAAGGCTTAAAAATGAAACACTACATCATCCCAATAATTCAGACCATTCTCTGTCTTGCAGTGTGGGCTTATATCGGCGTTCTACTTGGCTTGGGAGTCTGACAATGACAGAGAATCAAATTGAGATTATTGTTGAGCGAGCAATAGACAAACTTGACGCTCGCCTGATGCAAAGCAAGATCACCCAATCAGAATACGATTATGAGGTATCAATCATAGACAAATGGGCGACTCAGCAATACGAGCATTCTAAAGCTGAGAGCGTTTAAACAGAGTCCAAACCCTTGGGGATTTTGTCCCCTTGGGCTTGCACTTTTTCTGTGTAAGGCTTGCAGGGGTTAACCTGCGTTTGAAAGGCTTCAAAATGTCCGCTTTTATTGTTTCTGACACACACATAAATTCTTTGGTTCGATATGCCTCACGGCACAATGTTCGGGCTTTTCATAACAACCCGATGGAGGTATTCAGAGTCAAAGATAACGAGCAAGAAACTGCTAGATTATTGCTTGACGAAAATGTTAAAAGCGTCAATTCTAGGTATCGAGACAATGAAGTTATGTCTATTACTTACGACATGGGCGCACCAATTCTCACCGCCATTCAAGCAATTAAAGCGGCTCAGTGCCTGCGTTATCAGTCATGTGAACACTCCGACTATGAAGACTCCATTGCGTTTAAACTGATTGAGGCAATCATTACAGACGCAATACCACGCCTTGAGGGTTACGAGTCCGCACAGTGGGCAATATCTGACAAGGTGACAGCATGAAAGCTACTATGTGCTGGTTTGGTCACATGACCCACGGAACTTTCACCATTGGGGGCAATGAAAACCCGATTGTCATTGTCAATTCAATAGATGAAAAGGCAATAATGAACCCTGATGATGTAGATGAATATTGCATAAGCCAAGGGCATGACAGCTACCTAGTGCTCGATGAATTCCAAGGTGATATTGTTTTTTCGCAGACCTTTTTGAAAGGTTTAACAGAATGATTTATGCCACCATTGCACTATTACTAAAAATAATCCTAAGAAAGTAAATTAAGCCCTTCGGGGCTTTTTTCTTGCCTACTGCTACCCTGCTATCACCAAGCCCTAAATAATCGCTTCTAGGCACTTTTAAAGCCTTCCAAGCCACTAATCCGCCACTGTGCAAAGCCCAACATAATTGAGGTCATCATCCGAGCGCAAACCTATTGCATGAAAATGCACAGCCCAACGTAGACAAACCCTGAACCCTTCGCTTAGGTTTCCGTCACCTATTGCCCTTATTGCTTCGTATTCGATAGGGTCAAACTTGATAACTATGCCCTTTTTGTCGGCAGTTTCAGACATTGCACTGTCTCCAGTATTCTGCGATTAATAGCGCCTCTGCTCGATTAATGTCCTTTTTGAGCCTTAAGGGTGCTTTGGGGAATAACTGTCTAGCTAGGTCTAATGCCTCGTTTTTGTCTGCGGTAAGGTTAAAGTGCTTTTTCCACTTTTGAGGGGTAACCAAGTGGAACGGGTAATTTGTAAGCTCACAGACTGCACTAATTACGCCCACAGCGCGACCAAAAGAGAATGTACTGCTAACCCCTTGGTTTGGCATTGAATGGACTTGTTCCATACAAATCTCTGCGCCTTCTTTGGGGTCGACAATGCTTAGGATACGGCTTTTAAAGACTAAAGCCCTGATGTGCTTGTCTAAGTGTTCGATGTTGAAGCTGTCGATGTACTCACCATTATGGTTAATTGCCCCTAATGCACCATTGACAGAGCCTGGGTCGATACCTATGTAAACCATTGATTTTCCTTAATATTATTCATTCTTTGCCTCAAATCATTAGCGGCGACTGACCCACGCTTTTTTTCTATTTCGGATAAGGTTATCTGCCACCAAGCGGAGGCTTTGAGCTTCCCAAGTTCTTTGGCTTTCCTCTTGTATCTCAAAATCCACTCTCTCGCTTCCGTTTGCTTCAATGTCTCCAGTAGCTGTGAGCGCTCTTGTGGTGTCAGCGTAGCTAAGTTGCGAGGTTTCCCTACATCTGTCCAGTAATTTATTTGCGTCATCTCTTGTCATGATAATTTACTCCTGAATCCTTCCCTAATTTTGGCAAGTATTTCAGGGTTTGGCTTGGCATACTTCATATCTTCATCAAGTTTTGCAAGGGCAGGGTCACGCTGTGAGCTTGATGGTACTGTGACATGGGCTATATCAAACTTGTTGACCAGTTTGGCCTTCTCAACAACCCATTCAGCCTTAAAAGCCTGCCAACCACGAACACAACATTCACTCATGGCTTGCTCAAGTGTCCAACCTGCAATGTCAGCCTGTTCACGCATTCCATCAATTACTCGTTGCGTTATGGGTGCTTTTTTGGCTTTCCTTAAATTCTTGAAATCTTGCCAAACAGATTGTGAAACGCCTTCAGGCGTAATATCGGTTTTAGTTTTAGTTTCTGTTTTAGTTTCGGTTACGGTTACGGTTAAAGGTGCATCTGTATGCGTGTTGCATACACTTGTATACATCTGCATATCATTGTATTCAGGTGTAGGAAACTTGCTTTCTTGTGCTCTAGGTTTGTTGTCCCACTTGCACATTTGCAGATATTGCTTGCCATCAGACTCGTAAACAAGAATTAAACTGCTTTCTTGTAGTTCGCTTACTAAATCCTTACACTTGTTTAAAGTGACTGACTCTTTTATTGGGAAACAGTTGGCTTTAATCATGGCTGGTCTGGCATCAAAACGACCAAAATCATCTACTGTGACCAGCAAACGATAAAAAAGTGTTTCGGCTAAAGGGGAGAGTTTGTCGATGGATTCGCTGTCACGAACCCCCGATTTTAAATATCGAGTAGGCATTTTTTTCCTTCGCTGTCCTCCTGAGACAAAGAAACAAACGGCAGGCGGGGAGGCTCGCTTTTCGGTTGAGAGATCAAGCTCAACCTATCCGTGTTTCAAACCATTATACTGTTTTCTTCTCTTTTTGCTGTTTTTCAAGAGAATCGGCTAATAATTGGCGTAACCATTTAGTTCCTCCAAGGCGTTTAAACTCATTCCACTCAGACATGGTGGCTCGTGCGGCAATAGTCTTACCGCTTTTGGTCATTTCAGTTTTAGGTCTAGGCATAGAGGGCAGGATTGTGTAGTGTTTAACAAACAACGCAATTAGGGTTTGTCCTAGTGTGCAACACTACATTCTGTGACACACTACGAACTCTACAAACCACATTGAAAGGCGTGAATATGGAATTCGAGATAGAACTTTACGAATTAGACGATATGTTTAAATTCGTTGTCGAATGGGAATACGACCCCGAATACAGCCCTAAAGAGGGTCTATATAACAAATTCATCTGGTCTTTGCGCTTGGTTATAAATTCCAAGAATATAGACATTACTGATGATCTTTCCGACAAAGACCGAGACTTAATTGAACAACAGATTGAGGAGATTTGCTGTGAGTGAATACTTTGAAAAAGCCAAATGGGAAGCCTTGCAAAGTCTGAATGATGATGATGTTATGGAGGCTATTGCTGGCTCGGTTGCCATTCCTCTTGCCATCAAACAAGGAGATTGGCAAGATGCTATGCAATTACTTGCAAAGCGCATAGAGACAAAAACAATCCGACAAGCAGAATTTGCTACTCATGGATTTGTCAAGACCAACTGGATTGATGAAGATGATGAACTCAGAGAATTACGCAATATTTGGATTCTCAGGGATGCAACTGCAATGGCATTGGCTAAAGAACGTCAAGCCAAGATGGATGCACAGTTTCAACAAATGTTTGACGAGTAAACGCTATGAAAATGAAAAACTCAGTAGGTCAAATCTTAGAGGAAAATCAAGATGAATATTTTTGTCAATTTTGTACAAAACCTAAGATTCAAACTGTTCCAATCTGCTCATGCTCAGGCTCTTGGTTCAAACTTAGAGACTTTGACTTTGATACCCAATTCTCTATTGCCCAACAAATTTTTAATTCAAAGAAAGGTATACCCGACACAAAAATTGACTAACCCTGAGTTTGTATATACAAACTCAACCAACACCAACATTTCAACAACATTTCAAAAGGCTAAAGATGCTAGATTACGCACCAATATTGATGAACATAGAACAGGCAACTAAGCGCTTGTCCGAAAACTGTCTCGCAAACAAATTTGATGGGTTTTCCAAAGATATTAATCGGATTCATTGTGAATTAACCCTGCTTTCAATGTGGGCAGTCAACAAAGAAGCACAAGAGATTTTTAAAGATATTTTTAAACAGGAGTGAATATGAATCAAGAACAGGTGTTAATGTTGCTCAACAAGAATGTAAATGAGCATACCGAGAAGAAAGCCAACCTAACCTATCTCTCATGGGCTTGGGCATGGGCTGAAGCACTCAAGGCAGACCCTACAGCCATCTACAAGGTAGAGATGTTTGGCGACAAGTGCTTCATGGACATCAACGGCACAGCAATGGTGTTCGTCACAGTCACTATGTTTGGCAAGCCAATGACTTGCCAACTTCCAGTCATGGACTATCGCAATAAAGCTATACCCAACCCTGACGCTTTTGCAGTCAATACCGCCATCATGCGGTGCATGACTAAAGCATTGTCATTGCATGGTTTGGGTCTGTATATCTATGCTGGAGAAGACTTGCCAGAAGGTGATTCAGGTTCAGACATTGATGTAAACATGATGATTGACCACTTGGCGGCTATTGATGCCGCATCAACTTTAGAGGAATTAAAGAATGTCTACTCTGTTGCTTACTCTGCTTGCGCTGGTGATAAAAGTTGGCAAAAGAAAGTGATTGATGCTAAAGAAAAGCGTAAAGGAGCATTGAAATGAACTACGCACAAATGAAAAATGCACCAGCATTCCCAGTTTCTTTTAAATGGGGCAGAGAATTATCTCAATATAACGGCATGACCTTGCGTGATTATTTTGCGGCAAAGGCTATGCAAGTTATTTTGCAAAGCCAATATGAAGATGGTATTTATGTTGGTGATTTAGATAATGATTGTGAACAAGTGTGTGCGAGTTCTGCATACATCATGGCAGACGCAATGATGAAAGCGAGGGAAGCATGAGCGATTTTGTACAAGTTCTTGAAAAACTAAGGTTTGACAAAGAAACAGGACAATTTTTTTGGGTTAATCCAAACAAACATCACTTGGATTTGATTGGGAAAATTGCTGGTTGCGCTCAAAAATCAAATTTAAATAAAAAATATTGGGTGATTAAGTTAAATGGGAAAACCTATAAAAGAGGGAGACTTGTTTATTTAATCACTCATGGAAAGTGGCCTGAGCCTTGTGTAGACCACATAAATGGGGACTCACTAGATGACAGACCTGAAAATCTCAGACAGGCAACAGTAACAGAAAACAACTGGAATCATAAATCTAGAAAAAGAAAAATAAATCTTCCGATGGGTGTGCGTGTTAATCCTGCTGGAACTTATTCCGCAAGAATATCAGTCAACAAAAAACAAATTCACCTTGGATTTTTCAAAACTACAGAGGAAGCCTATTCTGTTTATCAGATGGCAAGA